CACCCACAAAAGCATCAGAACTCTCACTCCGAGAAAGTCTATCCAACATTTGTAAAAAATCACCTAAAATTGGGTAATTGTTAGGAACATTATTATAAGTCCGGGCCATTGCATAAGCGCATCGGCGGTATGCCGTATCCCAGTCCGCGCTATGAACACACTTGCGTGGATCGTTCATAACTTTGCCTATTTTGATAATGGCAGATGGTAGTGGAACCCACAACGGCGAGCCCTGATTATCGAGGACCCACCAACCCTTAAGGAACGTAATCTCAGACTGGACTCCTATTTTGACTTTAGCTTTAAAGCCAATCTCCCGACAACTTTCAGTGAAAGTTATTCGAGGGTCATCCTTGACCCTAAGAATCCAATAGAAATGAGCCAATATGTTGTTCATACTATTAACTGTCGTCGTTCCGGCAAATCCAGTAGCCATAAAAACTCCCGGTTCACCCGCAACGGTCAAATTGGCTTTTCCTGCCGTGTAACCTGTGGCCATCATTTGTTTTTGTTCCTCAACAAAATCATGAGGCGCACCAAGTTCACTAAGCCATATTGGCATGGCATAATGGAGAGCCGCCGCCGCTTGACAACTTTCAAACTGCGAAAAATCGGACTCTTGCCACACACCTTCAAATCGACAGATAGCATCGTCACCAGAAACGACAATCAACACATCGGCAACAACATCCTTCATTATGTTGCTCAATTCCTCTTGGTTATATCCTGCCGCAAAGAAGATTCTTACGATGTAACCGCAGAATCGATATTCAGTACCGTCCCAACACGTATGCAGAAATTTGGTGACAGCACGCCACACAACGGTACCACGCGAATGATACACAGCATCAAAGTTAATTATGGCTCTAGGTTTGAGATCCAAAACATCACCGATCTGCTTATCGACCGGAATTGTCTCATTCCATTTCACGTTGACTTTCTTTGACAAATTGTCAACGCGCCCCTCCATATCAGCTTTGCCTGCGTTTTCAATGCGTTTCCCTTTTGCTCCCATCAAGTCACACGCTTGTTTGAGAGTCAAAATTTCCGCAATAGTATTATCCATTAGGACATCTTGCAGCTTGATTTCATACATCAACCTTTTCCAATTCGCGAGTATAACTTCCTCCGGCAATTCGTGAGGATCGTTATGAACTCTGGTAACACACGCAACCAACAAATTCTTGGCACAATTTGCCGGTTGATATAATAGTCTTTGTGTAACCGCCACCGGCCACATTTTGTTATTGCATTCCACATCTGCGACGCGCAACGCATCGTCAATTGCGGTTATCGTTCCGTCAATTTTAACCGATATTGTCCCTCGTCCAATGGGTGGCAGTCGTGTCAACGACGCCACAACGGGTGGTATTGTGCAGCCCTTGGGCAACGCTGTACTAAACTCACCCTCCAACACTTTCCTCTGCTCGCGCATATCCAGGAAGTGACGATACAACAAATGCTTAATACGGTCACGTGTTAATTTAACGCATGCATTAAATATGAAGTGTAACAACACCGTTAGCAATAAGGCCTTACCTTTCACGCTAGCGTTTGCGTACACCCATGCTGTCGCTACATGCATGCCTAGAGCTGGTAGTCCTGCGACCAATCCGACTCTACCCATTTCATAAACACGTTTCAAATATTCGAACAACCCAAAATACACCGAAAAGTCCGCAGGATGAAACGGCCCCGACATTTCAACTTTAAAAAGCTCCTCAAGGATCACATGTCCTATGAGCTTCCACCAAGGAAAGTCATCCATATTAACATCCAGGAAATCGCGCACAATTTCCACCAACCTCTCGAAAAGACCCGTGATCGACCTCAACGACCCGATTGATCCCAATGTGATTTTAGGCAATAAAATCAAAGTCTGATTGAAGATCTTCGCCTCACGCAAAAATTTTAAAAACAACTTCAACTTCGACACAAGAAAAGACAATACATTACGTATGCCTACCAAGCCAGCTGCTCCCGCCGCAACAGCGAAAGTCCGCGTTAACCACTTCACCCATTTTGGCCATTCATAGGTAGTGGTCTGTCCACGCAGCATTCCTAAATGTTCTTCGACCTGCGCAAAAGCACGACGCAAAGACAAGGAATCGGCTACCGTTTTTTCCCGCCCGCAATATAATACGGCCTGACATGTCTCTGTGACTATGTCGCGGTACTCATTTGGAAATTCGGCTGCCAACCCTACCATAATAGGATCACCACGCACGTGTGAAAGCACGGTCGCTTTGACCGTGTCCAAGACTACACCATTAGGCACTTTAGTTTGATAAGTCAACATGCGGTTTATCGCCGGCATATAAGTTAACTTTCGCTCCACAGTGGAGAACCCAAATGGTGTCGTCACGACGACATCAGTGTACTCAATCAATCCCGTAGTTTTGCCACATTGCATCAAATGTTGGCTACCCGGCACCGTTGGTTTGCAACGATAAACCCAATACGGACCCACTCGCTCAAGGAAGGTGACATCAACACCATCGTTCACACGACAATTTAACCAATTGATGTCCGGATGGTCACAATACAAAGTGGAACCTCGCTCAGGTGAAAATCGGATATAACCGTTTTTCCTAACCCAAACGCCGTTCCCTTCATAATCATCACCACCCGCTTCACCGAAAAACATTCGGCAAGCGATGTATACCGTACCATGAATCGTTCTTTTCGCCAGCCCCAAGACCGCTTGGGCATCAAGCGGATGATAGGGATCAGGTCCATGTTGGTAAACATCCATCACCAACACGAAATCAAACAACTCAGCTGGATTCACAAAATCTCGATATCCCAAACCACGTCCATTATCCCCTTCAATAGGGTCCTCAGGACCGTTGTTAACCGAGCAAGCAATACCATTGTATACTACGTCGAAACAATTTGTAACATATCGCTGCGTCCGACCAGCACCGAACCAGTCCAGAACATTCAACTTATCACGTCGTTTCGACTCCATCGCGAAAATGTTTTTCACCAAAACATCACGACAGAAATGGGACCAACCATGGCCTTTAAGAGGAATCTGTTTCACCAGATACTCATAACCATTGTTTTTAG